AGGGTTGAAGGTGTAGATACCGGGGTCTTGTAGTCCAACGCTGTTAGGGAAGAATGTAAGTGACTCCATTGCATAGCCACTCAAGTCTATTTGTGTTTCATGGAAGTATGTGCTAGTCCCTGCTTGTTGCCATCCATTGAGGGGAGTCCAAGAACCAGCCGCATTATCCCATGCACCTACTAGACTAGGATGTAAAGCGGATATGCGTCGTTCGGTATTTTCCATAAGATCACTTCATTTTCTTTGCTAGTTTATGAGCCGCTTTTTGGGCTCGCTTGAATCCGTCTTTAGCCCATCTTCCGGACTTGAGTTTGTACTTTCCAGCGACTCGCTTGAAAGCCTTACCGTACTTGATACTGTAAGCACTCGCTTTCCGCTTGACCTTCTTCTCAGCAGGGGCAAGCAATTTACCAGCCGGTTTAGCAATAGAAGGAGAGACGCCAGCACTCTCTAGCAACTCCTGTAGAAGTCGGCATGTTTCGCAAGCCACATCAATCAACCTCAGTTGTCAGAGGCTGTCGATTGAATTGCGATCGCCATCCAGTCCTTGGTGCCGAGTTTAACAACACGGCAACGAATACGAGCAGTGAGGAATACCTCGGGACCAGCAGTAGGAGAGACATCGGGACCCGCAACGAGATACATTGTATCGTTGACCACCATGAATGCTTCAGACAAGTTAGCAGGACCAAAGTTGTCTGGATACAAGTCAGTGACGTGAGATGCTACGTTGTTAGCATCGTCAATGGCTAGAGCACCGGAAGCGATAAGGGATTGATTATCTGCTCGAACGAAACCAGTTCCGGGGTTTAGATCGGTGAGTTGACAACTCAAGGCACCATTGGAAGTTACGAATCCATTCGGTGATTGTTGCAAGGTTGTTCCTGCTTGCCAAATGAAGTCGACGGATTCTACTGCGATTGCAAGCCCTTGAGCAACGGAAACATAAGCCCCAAGGTCTATTGAGCCTTGAACTCGGTTTCCAGCAGGAGTGCCAGTGGGTAAAGTCACAGTTTCAGTCAGGTAAAAGGATCCAGTTTTAGCGGTTGCCATACCACTGCGAGTACTCGACACCCTATAAACTACGAACATGTTCGCCCTTTCATTCAAGGATTCAATCTTGAAAATCGGACATAAGGCTAAGTAAGGTCAACCATTCCCCGGTAGTACCGGGGGTTGACATTGCGTCGACCATATGCATTATACTTACATATGCATTGATATACTACTGAACCTTCCCTGTAAATATGCGGAATAAAACTGTATCACTGTGCGACAAGTCGTACGAAGTAGCGAGAAAGATGCCGAACTTCAGCGAATGGCTGAGGTTTCAACTCTTGAAACCAATGAAGACTCCTGAAGAGGATCGAAAGAACGCCCCCGAGTACATTAAGCCAAAGCCTCAGAAGAATTACCTGTGTCGTATATGTCGCATGGGTGGCCATTGGACCGATGATTGCAAGTATGAACTGGAGGGACAGTGAATGACTGGTATCGATGAACGAAATCCAGCATGGGAAATAATGATTGATACATTGATTCGGATTGCTGTTGCTTTAGAAAAGATTCAAGAGGTTGTAGAATGATTAACGCATCCTCCAATGGAAGGTTTGAATGCACCTGTGGTCAAAAGATGGGGCTTCCATCTATTGGCTCTAGAGTCACTGGATTGTCATGTCCTAACTGCCCAAAGTTTTGGGAGATAAAATACACGAATTCAGAATTGCTTGGAAGAGCAGTTGAATGGCACTGTCCTAATTGTGATTCTTCAACATCGATATGCCGAAGAATTCCAAGATGGTGTCCTGCTGTTAGATAATCGAGAAGCCACCGACACCTGAAGCGTATGCTGATTCATCGTATTGTTGAATCTCCGGTGATGTCGCACCGATACCCATTGAACCAGTTGAATAAGCAATGGCCGCTACTGAAATTCCTGCAAGTTTTATAGGGGCAGGAACTCCCGTTTGAAGAACATCTTTCTTTGCCTCTTGTCCTTCTTTAGATTCAAACCACCTTTGAAACCGAAGTTGTTGAGGTGAGTAAAGCGATTCATCTTGAGACGAATAGAGATTTGGAATTGTAACTTCTAAGATTTCTTCAAAAGGAAACTCTTCACCAGCATCGAGAGTCTCCCAAATTGGAAAAATGGTTTCTTTCACATTTCGTATTTCTTCAATGCGATCGTCGAATGATGGAAACATCTGAGGGAGTTGGAAACTCATTCAAATCAAACCTGATTGGCAAGTTCGTAAGACCTCTTGAGGCGTTGCATGTAGACCAGTTCAGTTTCAGCACCCATAACGCCAGCAATAAGTTGACGGCATGCTGGGATTTGAATAAAGTCTCCATCAACTAAATCTTGTTGAAGTGTTGAAACAATGCGGTAGCAATATAATTTATCAGCCGCAGTTGGTTCTCCTGAATCAAATCGCTGTGACCTTTCTAATTGACAATAGCCCGGATAAGGGATGTTCGTGTTAGCAGTGAAGAATCTAAACATTCCAAAAAGAATGGTTTCAAATTCATGAGTTGATCCGAGCATACCTAGACCAGTGTTGTTAGGGAATGGGTTCTGAGCCTGTGCGACATCAAGAATACCTTGAGCGCCAATGATTGGAACCGATGTGATAATGTCAAGAACGATAATGCCTTGTTGCGGTGCGTCAGGAAGAATAACTTGAGGGTTGAAGGTGTAGATACCGGGGTCTTGTAGTCCAACGCTGTTAGGGAAGAATGTAAGTGACTCCATTGCATAGCCACTCAAGTCTATTTGTGTTTCATGGAAGTATGTGCTAGTCCCTGCTTGTTGCCATCCATTGAG